GTGTATACAGCGTTCGTTTGTTCATCGCAAGATGTTATTGACGGATACTGTAGCTATGCTGGGCAGTGCTCTGGTTCGGCAAATACAGGAACCTCGTGTACCTGTAGCCCAAGTAACGTACCGTGCTAATTAAAAACAAAGAAGGAATATATGCTAACTGACCAATCAATTACGTATGTTAAGTCAGACGTAAAGGGTATAGCCCTAGTTTGGGTAATTGATGGTCAGTGCCTATACGACCTACCTTTGAACAGGGAGTTTGCAGAGATTTTTTTAGCCACAGACAATGTGGTTGATATCTCTGCAAATTACCCTGAGCACGATGGCATAACGGTTGCTTTACGCAGAGGCGACCAAGTACTAGAGGAGTTCCAGACCTCTGAGTACTTTGGCAACATTCTATTGAGTAATCCACAAGTGCTTGATCTCTCAGCATTTCCTGATGGAAATAAAGTACTATCTCCCAATGCCACATTTGATGGAGAGAAGTTCATACCAGCCAGTAACTAGGTATACCTATGGGTACTAGGTGGGAAGAATATAGAAAGAGAAATGGTGTTACGCCACTTGATGCGTTAAACCCATTAACTCAGAAGGCTCTACCAGAGGAAGCTGCAAGAAGATATTCCGTATGTCTTGGGTGTGAAGAGCATATCCAATTGACAGGGCAGTGCAAAAAATGTGGTTGCTTTATGAAGATTAAATCTTCTCTCAAGGCAGCTAAATGCCCATTAGGAAAATGGTAGATATGTTTAAGGCTAAAACTATAGAAGAGTTTCTTTCACATCAAGAATGTGATTATCTTATATCTCTAGTAAAAGATAGAGACTTATGGCAAGAGGTACCGAACTCTTCTTGGGACAAAAGAAGTATAAACATACAAGCTATCTATAGTGAATTACCACGTGAAGCATTTGATTTAATGAAAAATACTACGCTTCGTGTAAAGAATTTTATAGAAGAGAATATGTCAGAAGGTAAAGAAGTTTACCCCGATATAGTTTCTATCAATAGATGGTTTCCTGGGATGTCTCAGGATCCACACGCAGATGATATGACTAATACTGATATTAAAGGTTACGAGCACAGAGCGTTTGGCTCAATCATTTACCTTAATACTGAATACGAAGGTGGACATACTTACTACCCAACACACGGTGTAGAGATAACACCAAAGGTTGGTATGGTTGCAATTCACCCTGGAGATGTAAACCATCTGCACGGGGTTACTGAAGTGCAAGGTGGTATGCGCTACACAATAGCATCTTTCTGGATACACGATAAGGACAGAGGAATTGACTGGTCCATATATCAATGATCCTGGATATGAGGTACCAGACAATCTCATATTGGTAGTTCCTCACTCCACAACTAATGATGGATTCTGGAAAGAAATTATTGTTCCGCTTAAAGGAAAGCCAAAGAGAGATTGGTTTAATCAACATTTTTATTTCTGCCTACCGCTAACAATAGGTAATCAGTATGGCTTTGCTATACAGTCGGTCAGAGATTTCACCTTGTTTTGGAAAGGTGGAGCATCTGAGGTAGAGATAACTTTCTTAAACTCTGACAATGAAGATAAGCAGTACATAACAAACGGTTTTCAAAACGGTGTAGTAACAGTTCAAAATTCTTTTGCACTAAAGACTGCACCAGGTATTAATCTAATGACAATCCAACCACCTAACTCTTTTGTTTCAGGGTGCGCTGCGCTTACTGGTGTTATCGAAACAGACAATATACGAAGAGACTTTACTTATAACTTTAAGGTAACAGTTCCTAATATAACTATTACTGTTAATAAAGGTGATTTGATTGGGGCGTTCATTCCCATCCCAAGGTACTTTGTGGATAAGTTTGAAGTTAAGTTTGTGGAAGATGTCTTTGACCACGAGCTACGCATAAGAGAATCCCAAAGCGCTGAAGCGCTAGGAGCAGAGCGCGAAGGTCCTGATAATCAAAAGCCACACAAGGTAGGCAGAAGATATTTCAATGGAGAGAATCCTGACGAAACAAAATATAAAGACCATCAAAAAAGAGTACGGTAAAGGAGACAGCCGATGACACCAATGCCAGGAGTTATCGCTTCGTCCATTACTAAATCCAAATTAGTTACCAACTCATTTGAATCAATTGCTACCGTGACTGTTGGTTCAACTTCTGTTTCAAACGTGACTTTCTCTTCAATCCCATCAACCTATACACATTTGCAAATAAGAGCGTTTTCAAGGTCAGACAGATCAACAACAATAGATACTTTGTTTGCAAGTTTAAATGGTGATACAGCAAATTATTACACTCACGGCCTATATGGAACAGGTGCATCTATTGCAGCCTACTCAGACAATGGCAATCCAAATTATTTTTCAGTATCACCAGGTACAAGTATTGGGTCAAACATATTTGGCGCTGCTATTTGGGAGTTATTAGACTACTCAAACACGAATAAATACAAGACAATTCGAGTACTTCACGGAGTAGATGCAAATGGATCTGGAACAATGCGTCTAACGTCAAGTCTATGGACTAGCACTTCCGCTGTTACTAGCATAAAAATATCATCAACGGTAGATAATCTAGTTCAGTATTCTCACTTTGCATTGTATGGGATAAAATCATAATGGCATCAACATACGAACCAATTGCAACTACCACCATAACTAATGGAACTACATCTACTGTAACTTTTAACTCTATCCCATCCACATATACAGACCTTGTTGTTGTGTTTAATGGCGGTGGGGAAACTGGTGGCGGTAACGTACAGTTCAAAATAAATAACGACACTGGAGCGAACTACTCGTTTACGATTATTCGAGCCGACGGAACAACTGCAAGCAGTGATAGAGAATCTAACTTTACTGGATACTTTCGTTGGGGCGCTTACGCTACCCCGACTACAGCATATTCAACAATTGATTTTGCACACTTTATGAACTACTCCAACAGTACAACATATAAAACAATTTTAACTCGAACTGGAAATGCAAGTGGCGGAACGGATGCAACAGCAGTCCTGTGGCAATCAACATCGGCAATCACTAGACTTGATTTAACTTTTGCTGCTTATTGGAAAAACGGTTCTACGTTTACTATCTATGGGATTAAGGCGGCATAATGGCAGCGACATTCACCAAAATTGCTACTGTTACTGTTGGGTCAGGCGGTTCTTCTTCAATTGATTTTTCTTCAATACCTTCTACATATACAGACTTACAATTGATTACTTCACTTAGAGGCTCTACGAACAATTCTGGAAATACACTAGGACTATACATAAAAATAAATAATGCGACAACAAATCTTTCTTGGCGCAGTTTGGGAGATAGTAACGGATCAGCATTTAGCCAAGCAAACAGTACTAATTATACAAGGACAAGCATAAACGATACTGGTTCTACTTCCAATACATTCAGCAGTGCTTATTTTTATTTTGCAAATTATACTAGTTCAAACTATAAATCATTCTCTATTGATTCAGTAGTCGAAACAAATAATAGCACTCCAGTTGATCTTGAAATGGTATCTTTTCTTTGGTCTAGCACTTCCGCAATAAATCAAATAACATTAACACCAGAAAGTCCATTATTTGCACAGTATTCAACAGCAACTTTGTACGGAATCTCTAAGAGTTAGGAATAATATGCCAACAAAAATCGTAGTTGATTGCTCAACTGGTATCTCTACTGAGGTGGAGTTAACACCAGAAGAGGTATTACAGATGGAAGCAGACGCAGCAAAGTTTGCCGAAGAGCAAGCAGCAGCAGAAGCAGAGGCAGCAGCAAAGGCTGCCGCTAAAGCAGAACTGCTTGCCAAGTTAGGCATAACTGAGGACGAAGCTAAGTTACTTCTTGCCTAATGATTCTTATATTTAGTTTTATCTGTGGGGCAATCGTAGGTTTTATCTGGGCAAAGTACGGGAGATAATCAATGGCACCATATGGCGCAAACATCACTGAACCGATAGTCACAACTATTGGTAACCCAGTAAATAACCAAGTCTATGCAACCACCACTGTTGCCTATGATGTATCTATCGGTGGTCAACCATTCTTTCTTAACAACAACGATGACTCTCCTTATCGTCGTGTAACAGCGCAGTATCGTAAGCAACAGATTGACCAGACACGTGAGCCTGGTGAGCAGACCCTTACCGGTTGGTGGCTACGTTCACAGTCATCATTCCACCTAGGTCAGGGTGTCAAGTTCTTTGAGCCAGCACAAGATGAATCACTACGCTTTCAATACACCTATTCCAAGGGTTGCAATGTCTGGACAAAAGGACAGATAACCCTACTTAATACAACAACTACATCTCACTACACCACTGGTGACCTGCAACCAAACAAGCGACCATTTCAGATTGCTCGATCTATTCGTCCTAGTTGGACAGTAACTAATAAAGCGCTGACATCTAACGTTGCAACTCTAACCATTGGTAGCCACAAACTTGTAGCAGGTAACACAGTAGTAGTAGATAACATTGATGCTACGTTTAATGGCACCTATGTACTTACTGCGGTAGGTGCTACAACTATTAGTTATGCTCGTACAGCAAGCAACGTTACATCGGTTGCTTCTACTGGCTTAGTAACACAAGATGCCATTCTTTTATGGGACAAGTACGACGTAGATAAAATTGATTCAGGTGGACAACTCACTCACTTTATTGACTACACAGCAGGTGTAAATGATCCTGTCTATTCTATCTGTGACGATGGAGTCTATGCCTATTGGGTAACTAACGTAGTTTCTGGTACAAGCAAGATGCACGTCTACAAGAAACTACTTACTGACGATTCAACCGTTGCTGGTACGTTGATGTTTAACGCCACTGGCATAGTTGTTACCAACGCAGTAATTGAGTTCACCAAAGAACGTCTTGTTCTTGCTGTTAATAACTCTGTCTATGAATTTGCCACATCAGCTACGGCTTTGCCCAGCGCTGTCTATACCCATCCAACTAATAACTTTGTTTACACCAGCATCACATCTAGCGGTGCTGCTATTTATCTTTCTGGATTTACTGGTATTCAATCAACTATCCAAAAGTTTACATTGACCAGCAATGGTTCAATGCCAACACTTACCAGCGCTATCACCGCAGCAGAGCTACCAGTAGGTGAGATTGTATTCAAGATTTACTTCTATCTAAACTGGATGGCTATTGGTACCAGTCTTGGTCTGCGTATTGCAGATGCTTCTGCCGCTGATGGATCATTAGCCTACGGTCCACTTGTCTTTGAATCAGAGCAACCAGTCTATGACGTTGCCGGATATGACAAGTACCTCTGGGCTACTACCAACGTTGACGGAAACCCTGGCACAACCAGAATAGACCTTGGTCAACAAATAGGTTCTAACCTAGTCTTTGCTTATGCGTGGGATTTATATGACCCATCACTGACTGGCTTTACAACTACCTCTTGTTCATTCCTAGGTAACACTGACAGACTAGCTTTCTGTACAGCAAACAATGGAACAACAAACGGTTCAATCTATCTTGAGTCAGCAACGGACTTGGTTGCAACTGCAACATTCCGCACAGGTTATGTACGCTATAACACGCTTGAAAATAAAATCTTTAAGTACATAGTGCCACGCTTTGACACCACAGATGGTGGATTAATCATTAGATCTATTGACCAATTCGGTAATCAATACGGACTTGGTAGTTATCCTCAAGGTTCTGAAGTGGGTCAGGTTGGTATCTCCTATCCACCTGGAGCACAACAATACCTTGGCTTTGAGTTTGAGTTCTCACGTTCAACTAGCAACGCAGCTAATGGTCCTACCTTTACTGGTTACCAACTTAAAGTACTGCCTGCTATTCCACGTCAGCGTCTTATCCAATACCCTTGCTCGCTTTACGATAGCGAGTCAGATAAGTTTGGTAACAAAGCAGGCTATGACGGTTCAGCCTATGACCGTCTAAAGGCTTTGGAGTCTATCGAATCTAATGGTGACACCATCAAGATTGAGGATTTCCGTACCAATGAATCCTTTACCGGAATCATTGAAGAGATTGACTTCATCAACAGAACACCAACTGACAAGCGGTATTCAGGATACGGCGGTTTGATGCTCGTAACCATCCGCACTATCTCGTAGGAGAGCAATGAGCATCGCAGACTGGGCAACCACTATCTCTGGCTTCTTAGCCGTAGCTATCTTTATCGGAGCAGCATTTCGCTGGCTCGTTAAACATTATCTATCAGAGTTAAAGCCCGATGGAAATGGTGGACATAACCTTGAAGGTCGCGTTGCTCGCATTGAAAAGCAAGTTGACTCTATCTATAACATTCTAGCAAGCAAGGAATAACTATGGGCAAGCGAGAAGATTTTATTGCCATCGCTCAAGCTGAAGTAGGAACTGCCGAAGGTCCAAAGAATAATGAGACTAAGTACGGCAAGTTTACCAAGCACGACTTCCAGCCTTGGTGTGGTTCATTTGTAATGTGGTGTGCTAAGCAAGCTGGCGTAAAAATTCCTAACGTGGTCTGGACTCCTGGCGGAGTCGAAGCGTTCAAGGCCACCGGTATGTGGAGCAACGGTCCTACCGCTGATCCTAAGCCTGGTGACATTGTGTTCTTTGACTTTGTTGAAGGGGGAGCACCAGTAGAACACGTGGGAATAGTCATTAAGAATAATCTTGATGGCACAGTAACAACTGTCGAAGGAAACACTTCCCCAGATACCAAACCCAAAGGGTCACAATCCAATGGTGGCGAAGTATGTCTGAAGGTTCGAGCCTATAAGAAAGACAATAGGAAGAAACTAAAGAACTACATCGTCGGCTTTGGTAGACCTAAGTGGTGAAAGGACATCAATGAAAAAGAATGAAATGAAGCAGGTAGCAATCACTTACCTTCGTGCTGCTATCGCATCAACTCTTGCTCTATACCTTGCAGGTCAGACAGACTTCAAGACTCTCGGCTATGCCTTCTTAGGTTCTATAGCCGCACCAGTACTCAAGTGGCTAGATCCTACAGCTCACGAGTTTGGAATGAAGAAGTAGTTTTATAAGATCACTGCGAGGCTATACAAGGCTCCGTCCCGAAAGGGCGGGGCCTTCTTTTTGCATTTATAAAGGTTTATCGGCAGGACAGGGGATGGTAACGAGGTTGCCACAGTTGGCACAGCTACCGTCTAGAAACCACCAGACGGGTTCATAGTCCTCGAACTGGACCATTACGTTAAAGATGCTACAGCCACAAGAACAGACGTGTGTAGGCCCAATAGAGCGCAAATCTACAGCGTGTATCGGTGGTAGACTGTACCTGTTTTTTAACAGGGTGAGTAGACGGAGACGCATTGCTCTGCACGGCTCCCTCCTGTGGTCGGTCGCCTCTCGTGGCGAAGCCACTCGGCACGGCTACCGTTGCCGTTAATTCGCCTTCGGCTCATATTGTAATAAAATCTGAGTGTGTCCATTGATAGACACGCCGATAACTAATGTAATCTTCTCCACTATGACAACACTTGTAGGTATCCAACTAGATGATCAGGTCTGCCTAGCGGCAGACAGTCAGATTACCGAAGATAACTTACGCACTATCAGCTTAGCTACTCCAAAGATAGTTCACGTGGGTAAGTATCTATTGGGAATTGTTGGTGACACTAGACCTGGTGACATCCTTGCATACAACTGGAATCCTCCAGTGTATAAAGGTTCTGACCCTATCCAATGGATGGGAAAGAAAGTTCTACCGTCCATACTCGCGGCATTTAAGGAGAATAACTATGACCCATATCCAGCGGAAAAAGATAAAGAAGCAGGGTTTGACTACCTTGTTTCGTTTAATGGCAACCTCTTCCATATTGCGTGCGACCTCTCGTTCATCTCGAGCGAAAAAGGAATATACGGGCTTGGTACTGGTGGTCAATTTGCTCTTGGGTATTTGCTTGATCGCGTGGGTTCTTTTACATCAAAAAATCTAACACGACACGCCCAACGTGCCGTTGAGATTGCGTCGGTGCTAGACATCAATACCTGTCCTCCTATACAAATAGTCACTCAGGAAAGGGTGTACTAATGCAGAAGGATTTCTCACGGTCTACTCTCTATTTCAACTGGTACCAATGGTCAAACTTTTCTTTAGGTATTGACTTTTACCGAGTGCATAGGGATGATACTGGTATGAGAATAGCTACTGTATTTCAGTTAAACTTTCTACTATTCAACATAACATTTACAGTATGGGATAAGGCTTTTTAATGGGATGCGATGATCAGAAAGTTTTATTTCAGAAAGATAGATACTGTGTTTGGTGCATAGATAACGGCGCACTATGCGATAGATGCGAGAAGAAGTTTGAAGAGACACACGAGTGTGAAGGGGACTGCGAATGACTAATCCAAAGGATTTACTAATCACTGCGCTACATAAGCGCGAGAACTCTAGGGCAAGATCTAATCAAGTACAGATTGGACCATCAGAGTTAGGTGGTTGCTCTCGTAAAGTTTGGTACCGGTTAAACAATCAACCAGAGACAAACGATAACGAATTAAAACTTGCAGCGATTATGGGTACTGCTATTCACAACGCTATCGAGAACGCACTTGACGGTCGTGAAGATTTAATGATAGAAACCGAAGTGGAATACAACGGTATGAAAGCTCATATTGATTTGTTTATTCCATCGTCAGGTGATGTGGTTGACTGGAAAACAGTTAAGAAACAAAACCTGTCATACTTTCCTAGCCAGCAGCAACGCTGGCAGGTTCAGGTCTATGGCTACTTGCTTGACAAGTCGGGGAAGGGGAAGCCCCAACGAGTTAATCTGGTAGCCATACCGAGGGATGGCGACGAGCGTGACATCAAAGTACATACTGAAGAGTATGACGAGAAGGTTGCGCTCGAAGCCTTGTCTTGGCTTGAGGCGATTAAGGCATCCAGCGAGGCTCCATCGCCAGAGCGAGATGAAAGCTATTGCAAGTTCTATTGTAAATACTACGACGCATCTGGTGAGATGGGATGCGTTGGTCTAAAAAAAGGCAGTACGGGAAGTAACCTCCCACTCCTTGATGACTATGAAGCATCAATGAATGTGATGCAGTATGCACAAATTGATGATGAGATTAAGGCTTTAGAGAAACAAAAAGAAACTTTAAGAGAACAACTGTTAGGTATAACTGGAGTTACACAAACTGGTTTTGAAATCCGTTGGACTTCATTCCAGAGTAATACGGTGGATAAAGAAGCGGTTGAAAAAGCGCTTGGTTATGTACCGGTCAAGCAAGGCAAGGAGAGCGTAAGGCTTTCCATTAGACAAACAGGAGAAAAATAAATGGCTGCACCAGAATCAACAAAGTTCCAGGTGAACTTCAAGTCACCAGATGGAACACTTATTAACCTCTATGCTGCAAGCAAGGATGAACTTGAAGGCTTGCTCACAACAGCTCAGGATTTCTCTGCGCTTATTTCAAGTGTGAGTCAATCTCTCTCAGGCTCTGGAACTTCTGCGCCCGTTCAAGCTAGTAGCGCACCAAGAATCAACCCACTAGATGACAGAGTTAACCCACCAACACAACAAGTAGTCGAAGGTCAAGCACCATCGTGCAAACACGGAACAATGACTTACCGAACCGGAACAGGGGCTAAGGGTCCTTGGAGAGGTTGGATGTGTGCTGCGCCTAAAGGTGCTACAGATAAGTGTGCAACTATCTGGGCGTAACCGATGCGGGAGCCAGTACAGTACGAGGCTCCTTTATGTGCAGAGATCGGTGGAGATTGGTGGTTTCCCGAGCGAGAGCGTGATCCTCTCGGAAACCTTGCACCGGCATACGCGAAGAGTATATGCCAAAGGTGCGACCACAAGATCGAATGTGCAGAGTGGGGCATCGCCAATGAGGACTTCGGTATTTGGGGAGGACTTACAGAATTTGAACGTAGGTTCATAAGAAGAGATAGGAAAAAGGGAGGGGAAGTTGCTTAACCTAACACGTGCTTGGGCTGGTGCTACTACTAAAGCTGCACCGCTGCCTGTCGTGTGGAAAGACTTGGCTAATAAACAAATCTTGTTTAGGCGTGGTCAAGTTTGTATGGTTGCTGCTGCTCCTAACGCTGGTAAATCTATGTTTGCTTTGGTCTATGCAATCAGAGCAAATGTTCCAACTCTTTTCTTTTCCGCAGATACAGATACCTCAACGGTAATGATGCGAGCATCAGCGGCGCTATCTGGGCATACACAAGTAACTGTAGAGCAGAACTTAAATAGTAATCCGTCTTACTACAAAGAGTATCTACAGAATGTGAGTCACATACAGTGGGTCTTTGAATCGTCACCATCACTAGACGATATTGAATTAGAGATCAAAGCGTATGTCGAACTCTATGGCAGAACACCAGAGTTAATTATCATTGATAACTTAATGAACGTGGTTGCTGAATCTGATAATGAATGGGCAGGGTTACGTGCAATTATGATGGAGTTGCACGATATGGCGAGAAAGACTGAAGCGTGTGTGCTTGTACTACATCACGTCTCAGAAGCTAGTGAGTATGGTTCTCCGACTATGCCACCACCTCGTCGTGCGGTTCACGGAAAAGTGAGCCAGCTTCCGGCCCTATTGTTGACCTTGGGTTATGACCCGTCGCAAGGATTGTTACGAGTTGCTTCGGTAAAGAATCGCTTTGGTCCACACACAGCCGATGCTTCGGAATGGGCTGCGCTCTTTGTTAATTTTGCAGCGTGTGCTATTGGAGATTCGGATGCACAAGGCAGGGCTTACTTACATCAGAACTTACAGGTGGTCAGATGAGTTCTTATAACAAGACCAAAGGATCTAAGTTTGAGACTGATGTAATGAAGTGGCTTCGATCTATGGGTGCAACAGCAGAACGTTTACGTCTTGCTGGTACTAAGGATGAGGGTGATCTGGTCTGCATAATCGCAGGTCAGACCTATATTTTAGAGTTGAAGAATCGCAAGACGCTATCCCTTCCAGCGTTTTGGGATGAGGCAACTAGTGAAGCAGAAAACTATGCGAAGGCTCGGGGTCTTGCATCCAGTCCTCCAGCCTTCGTCGTAGTCAAACGAAGAAACGCAAGCATAGATAAGGCTTGGGTTATTCAAGATCTAGAGAGTTGGGTAAAAGGTGCCACCGAAAAGAAAGATTGATTATATGGATGTGGCAAAGATGTATAGCTTTGCTTCATTATGTAATTGTCTTAATGCTGTGTCAGTTATGGCTAAGCATTATCAGGTGCCGGTTACTACAATGAAAGAAAGAATAAGAGAATGTAGGAAACTTGGTTTGCTTACTAATCCAGGTAAAGGTATACGTTCTCAAACATATGCAACAATAAACTCAAAGGAGAAATAGATGCCAACACCAGGCGGAGAAATAACAACATCAGAAGTATGGGTACCAGAGACAGAAGAAAAGGAGAATGACGATGTGGTACAGACTGCCAATGAAACTACAGACGATGATAGCAAGAAAGATTCTTAATCTTGGATACACATTTAACAAACAAAGAATGGTGATATGGGGAATTACTCATATACCTATGATCATTGAAGATGATCTGGAAGAAGCGTGATTTGCGACAACTGCGTAATGGCTGGTGAATACAACACTAAGACGTGGTATGTACTAGCCAAGACCACTCACGAATACTGCGAAGGAGACTGCGGATGCCAGCACAAGACTGGTCAAGGGTGGGTAAAGGTAAAAGGCGAAAGGGAGCAGTTGATTCAAGTTCAATCCCCGTAGGTGTCATAGTTTCCTACTACGGTGGAGAAGTGAAAGAGGGTAGGGCAGCTTCAGTACGTTGTTGTATTCATAATGATTCACGCAGGTCAGCGGTAATCAATACATATGACAACTTGTACTACTGCCATACCTGCGGTAAGGGTGGCACATCAGTAGATGTGGTAATGGAGAAGGAAGAATTGGGGTATAAGGATGCACTCGCAAGAGCAGTCGAGATCGTTGCTGGAAGCGGTAACGCATTACAACAAGGCTCTCAACGAACAGGCAGAAAGTTATCTCGCAGAACGTGGGATCTCTAGACAGGTAGCAGATCAGTTTCTTTTAGGTGTTGTTGATGAACCTATCAATGGACACGAAGGACATACCGGTTGGCTATCCATTCCCTATGTCACAGCTTTAGGCTCAGCAGTAGGTGTAAAGTTTAGAAGGTTAGATGATGGCAAGCCAAAGTATGGTGCGCCAACAGGACAGAAGGCTCACCTCTATAACGTCAGTGACATCACCGTTGATAGCCCATTTCTAGTGGTCTGCGAGGGAGAGTTAGATACCGTTATTGTTTCAGGAGTTCTTGGTATACCAGCAGTGGGTGTGCCAGGGGTAGCAGCGTGGAAGCCACACTTTGCAAAGATGATGGTTGGTTATGACACTGTATATATCGTTGGAGATAATGATGTGAAAGAAGATGGCTCAAATCCCGGAGCTGAATTTGCTAGGCGTGTCCAATCGGAACTGACAAATGGGATAATAGTATCCTTACCACCACAAATGGATATAAACGAATACTATCTTGCTCACGGTGCCGAAGCTACGATCCATTTACTAGGAGGAAAGAATGTATGACCAGCAAGAAGGAGTTGAATCAAGTAGCAGAATTGTTGATGAATATGGGGATGGTCATAGTCTCGATGGATTACAAGGCAGGGACAATCACCTGCAAACCTATTCCAGTCAAAAAGTAAAAGACGAGTTCTTTAATAATGTTTGGTCGGTGCTAGATAACGCCGGCAATCTACTCCTTAAAAAGCACCACGACTACGGCCCAAAGAATATCGCTCACTCTCCTGGCGGTGCACTCAATGGTCTACGTGTACGTATGTGGGACAAGGTAGCGCGTATCAATAACCTTCTTGATTCCAATGTGCATCCAAGTAATGAATCACTTAGAGATTCTTTCATAGACTTACTCAACTACTCAGCCATAGCAATTATGGTGCTCGATAAAAAGTGGCCTGAACTACCCAATGACTGAAGAATTACACCCTGCTCTCTTTGATATTGTACCTTCGGTAGTCAATGTAATCTACCGCCGATACAAACAATTTGTCGAGCGTAAAGATCTCACGCAGGAATGTTTTGCGTGGTGCTTGACACGAGCAGATAGTTTATTTGAACAGCTCTCTGAACCTAACGAGCAACAGTTGCAAGTCAATGAGAAACGTATTGCCTACCAGATGAGGCGTGTATGTGAGCGCTACTGTCGCAGAGAGAAGGCGGCTAAGTCTGGTTATCTTGTTACCGATGAAGCCTTCTATGACACGGTAAGAATCGCTCAGCTACTGCCGTATGTTATTGCTTCAGTTGTTAATGATACAGCCTTAGAACAGGCACAGAACCTCATTAACGATGGTACTCCACGTAAGCCAGCAGCACCGGCAGAAGGTGGTAACCTGCTTGCCATACTCATTGACATCAAGAAGGCTTATCAAATGCTTGACAAGGAAGAGCAAGAGATCCTTCGCCTACGCCATCACGAAGATAAAACTCTACAAGTTATTGCTGAATATTTAGAGTGTGCTATCTCTACCGCAGATCGCAGGTGTAACTCTGCCCTGCGTAAGTTGCAACAAAATATCGGAGGCGATAGCCCATATGCGTGAGCAAGAACTCTTTGATTATCTGCGCTCTGGTTTATATCCGGACCTAGAAAAAAGCATTGGTATCTATGACAGCTTCGACTGTATCTCACAGATGGCAGGTCATTACATAGAATTAAAGTGTCGCCATACTCATTATCCCACGCTACTTATTGAGGAAATGAAGTACCGCAAGCTCATCACCCAAGCAGCAGAGCGTGACTTGATTCCGTTTTATATTAACTCCACACCAGAGGGCGTATTCTCTTTTGATTTGATGGATGTTGCTGAGCCTGAGTGGGTCACTCATCGTATGCCAGCAACCACAGAGTTCTCTCGTAACAATAAGATTGATAAGTTAGTTGGGTATCTACCCATTGAGGAAGCAGTTCAGTTATGATTATTTATGATTTCTTTTCTGGAACTGGCTCATCTACTAAAGCATTTGAAGATGCTGGTCATACAGTTTATCGTTTTGAAATTGATAATAGCTTTGAAGCTACAGAACACACAGACATAATGAACCTAACCGCCGAATATCTTATTTCTAAGTATGGTAGACCTGACTTTATCTGGGCTTCTCCTCCTTGTACCTCTTTCTCTGTTGCTTCAATTGGACATCATTGGATTTCCGGCGGTGAAAGTCCAGAACCAAGAACGGAATCAGCAAAGCAATCACAAGAACTTGTCAGACATACAATTGATTTAATAAAAAAACTTAATCCAAAATGTGGTTGGCTTATGGAAAACCCTCGTGGAATGTTACGAAAACTTTCAGTCGTATCATCTCTCCCGCGATATACAATTACTTATTGTCAATATGGTGACAGTCGTATGAAACCTACAGATTTATGGGGTTGGATTCCTAATTGGAATCCTCGCCCTGCGTGTAAAAATGGTGATACTTGCCATACTCCAGCCCCAAGAGGCGCTAGAACTGGAACTCAAGGACTTAAAGATGCTAAAAACAGATCAATGATTCCCTATGAATTAGGTAAAGAAATAATGGATTCGCTATGATCTATGAGTTCAAGTGTCCTGAGTGTCGTATCAGTTTATATATCACTCGCTCTATCCACGATGAAGTATCAGCGCCATCTTGCCCCGACTGTAAGTTAGAGGGAATTAGAGTATGGACCGCACCGCCTATTACCTTTGCCGGTAGCGGTTTTTATAGCACCGATAATAAAAAATAAAGAAAGCCCCCGTAAGAAAGGTTAAGACCGGAGGCTTTCTCTTTTAGCGCGAAGAGGACTTGACGCGCTAAGACTTTAGTGTATCAGTACCACCCGTGTCTGATGTGAAATTTCCAAGCTTTACAAGGTGTTCCGAAACGGAGATCCACGTATCGCAAACCTCGTAGTATTTGGATTCGAGAATCGCTACTTCTCTCTCCAAGCAGTTGAGCAATTCCGTAAGCCGTTGATCTGGGGTTATTTGCGTATTGGTCAAACCTGCTCTCACCGGTCCAAAGGGAGTTAAGGCACGACCACTCTCTTCCTCTCCACCCGTACCCGATACGAGCGTAAGTCTTGGCGATCGCTCTGTTCTCACGCTTCTGCTCCATTGTAGCTTTTACCGGTGTCGGTAGTTTCTCCTGCCGGTGGATGTTCTTCGGTATGAATATCCACATCGGAATTACGAGTGCCGTCAATATCAAGCCACGCTTTACCATTAGCTTCATCGCGCTCTCTTTCTCTTTTCAGATACTCCTGATACTTCTCCGGATAATGGTGAGCTAAACGAACTAAAGCCCTATCTCTGGCTCGCCTATAATTACGTTGGCGCACAGCTTGTTTTGCTGCGCTTTCCATTCTCTGCTTATTACTTACGACCATTGAGGTAATCCTCTAGCGTTATTAAAGCGTAAGCAATACACATCACTCCCAAGATCAATACGAATAACATCTCTATCTCCTTTCTAAGGTTGAAGCAATAGCAGATAATACTAGGGAAGTTACATCAATAGGTTCAGTAATAAGCCGGTAGTCCAGCTCATCCTCGCCATCCCACACCGATACTTGGATGGTTGCGTTGCGTGTTCTACGGAAAAACTCAAAGGCTTCTAGCGCACTCGCCCCGCCCCAGACTACTTCTTTGCCATCTTTCACTTCATAAAAGTTTTCTGGTTTCATTTGCCAAACCCTTCGATCATTTGAAGCGCACGAATTGCTCTCATATAGTTTTTGGTAGCACCCAAAGAATCGCCCTCAGCCTCCTGCTTATCTGCTAATAGGCTACACATCTTGTATTTTGCTTGCCAATACTCCAGAGGTGGGTTCTTATCCTCGCCCTCTTCCATTGGAACAACCATTCCCAAAGTTAATTGCTTTACTAAATCACTCATCCGACTAAACTCCCTTCAAGTTGTAGCCAATATCCAATAGGCTCGCCCAATGGCAAACCCTCATCTTGCGTTAGTTTCTGAAGCGCAAAGCGTTTAGCTTCCTCTTCATTGTTTGCGTATATCACAGTTCTAATAACAAACTGATCGTACTCTAGCTCTATCGTGTAATCGTTCACTTCCTCTTTCCCTTCTCTAAGTTATCAAACGCACGTCGAACAGCTTGCCCGACATTGGGTAGACTACCATAGTTGATGTAATAACCGGTAGATATTGGCTCTTTTATTTTGTCCGGATTTTCTGGGTCGAATAGTTGAACATCCGCCCTCATCCTCGAGCCATCTTTAGTTACAGCAACCACCACGATATATGAGGCTAATTCCTGGTCGCTCACTCGCCCTCTCCGTTTCTGATAATTTCTCCGTAATAACTTTCCGCTTCGCACTTCACGCACCAAGCGCAACATTTATCTATGCTTCGCCAGATATGTTTATGTTTCATTTCTTGCCCTCTTTCTCTTACCAACCACCGAGGCACTCTGCCCCGCGTGTGTGTAACTTGAAACTAATCTCTAGCTCTGATCTGGTCGGTGCGTATAGCTCAACACCACACGCACCGCACCGGATATTCCACTCTTGCGCGAAATAGTCGTGCCTAAACACTTTCGGCGATTTCTTTCGTTATGTCGTTAATCGTGCGCTCCGGCATTTGTGGCGGTAAACATTCCACACAGTAGGCGTAGATATGTTTCTCTACATTCCCACTACTATCTGCCCACACTACTTCATCCTCTTCTATATCCTCAAAGCATTTAACGCAGGTATACAGGTTCATCACTCGCCCTCTCTCTCGTTACATTTTGAGCATACGATCAGCCCGTTATTGTCTTTATTCTCGTTACAGATTAGGCAGACTTCGCCGGTTTCTGTTATTGCGTGGTTTCTGAAACACTCCTCGCACATATAACTATCTTGCGTGTAATCGTCGGTTAATTTACACTCGCACAGATCACAAGCGCACTTGTTTAGCGTTTTCATAGCTTGTCCTCTTTCTCTTGTTATCTCCAACAGTTAGGAGATACCACCGGCCACCGTTTCCGATGGCCGGCAGTAACGCCTAGCTTAATTCATCCTCACCGAATGGCACGTTTATATAACAGCTCGCCCTATATACGACCTCGCCTATGTTGTCGCAATAGACACCGGTAACGCGACCCTTAACCGTGTCCTGCTTGCTTGTCTGGCCCTTAGGCCGGCGACGTAGTACACGCTCGACGGTGTAGGTGTCATCCCACGCTAGCGTTATGCGTACCAGATAGCCCCGCGATACCGGCAGTTCGACCTCAACAGTTTCGCCGTGAGGTTTCCATACACCAACGCGACCGCCGGAAATACCTAACACGTTACGCCGGCCGATCTGATCAAGTAGCACGTTTTCATCGAATGGCCGGCCTAGCTCTTGGACTGTACTCATTAGGCGACCTCTTTCTGACACTCGCGCTCTCCGGCCTCACCGGAAGCAATTAGCGCAACAATATCGGCGGAAGCTAGCTCGAGAGCCTTAGCGTGTTGAGTCTCTAGCTTGTCGAAAGAGTAACGCGCCACCGGCTCACTCGTTACTATCTGGTTATAGTCTGAAAACATTCGGTGCGTTTCCATCGCATAGTTCAATTCTTGCCGGTATAGGCACTCGCTTAGCGTTGACCTAATTACTTTATAGTTACCGCTATGACTAGTCGAGAGCTTAACGCGGTATCCATTATCTAGCGTGTAGGTGCTAGTTATTCTCCGGCTCTCCTTGTTGATGACTTTATCCTCTTTCACTTTATCCTCTTTCTCTTTATGAAATTCCTATACTTTAGGAATCTCCCACCGGCTACCGGCTTAGCCGGTAACCGATAGGCGATCACTAAGGAATCAGGCACTCGTTAAGCGTACCGATACACCATCCACCACCGGTAAACCATAGGCGCGTTGCCACTAGATAGGCAAGCACCAACACGATTAGGCCTAGCACAATCTTCCCGCGTAGCGTTAGGCGTGTCTTAGGTGTCTTATTCATTAGGCTAACCCTTTCTTATAGATACCTAGCCCGCCGGAATTGTTCACCGTTTCACGGGCTAGGCTTATAGCTTGTCGTTTAGAGTAATATAGAAACGTTTCTGCGCCTAGATATTGAAGACCACGCCACGCGCTCACGCGCCACGCACCAGATAGCTCGCCGGTGGTTATTCTTTCCGCGTCTAGCTCGATCTTATTCGTTAGCATTAGGCTACCCTCTCCGTTAGGTTAATATTCTGTCTCTTATATTCACGCACTATTGCGTTAAAGCGTGTCACGCTTAGATTAGCTTCTACCCATAACGTGCCGAAATCATCCACCAGATAATAAGCTCTCGTTATTTTCTTACTCATTACGCACCCACTAGCTCGCGTAGCGTAGCCGGTGAGCTATCGCTAAGCGGAATAGTCTGCGAAATATCGAAAACATAACGCCACGAGAAACGGGGCTTAGAGTCTTCATCACTACCTAGCGGGATAAGGATAGCTAAACCCTTAGCACCCTTAATTACCTGTCTGCCGGCAGATCGCCACGCGTGGAAACCGGCACAATTGGTGGCGTTTCGATCTTGCGCAAGGATAGCTAAACAGTTATACGGCGAGAAACTATCTAGTAAAGTAGACGGAATAGCCGGTGCGTTATTTTCTAACGCTTTAACCGCATCGCGTAGATTAGCTACGAATTGAGCTTTATTTTCTTTCGATCGTTTCATTAGTTTATCCTTTCTAGAATGATAATGTTGCGTCGTTGATTTTGCGAGCGTGAGCTAGAAAGTGATTAGCTAGCTCTAATTTATTTAGTTTCGTTGAGCTTATGAAACTGTTTAGATCATAGGTAGAAAATAAGTAAGCAATTAGCTCGCGTGAATATCCCTGATCTTTTAGGCATTTTCTAGCGAAATTAACTGTATTTTTAACGTCTAACATAGCTATATCCTCTTATCTCTTAAGCGTGATCCGTTTAGATCACGAGCTTAGTCTAGGGGTGTCTACCCTATATAAAAGACAATTAGCGTGTGAATTGGGTCACACAATAACGGCGTGAGATTAGAGAGCTATCAGATCGAATAGCCGGCGATGGATAGCCGGAAACGATGGGAGAAGAGTGCCGGCGATAGCTTAATGATCGGTTACTTAATAGCTAGCTAATCGGTTAGGGGAGAGGGGAAAGTGTGCCGAATGGTTAGTTCGCCCAACTATCTGTTTTATCAACAGATCGCCGGCTCACTTGCCCCGTTTCCGTCAGGAAACCAGACCGAACAGAACAGATAACGGCTCG